AGTTCCTTCTGTTGTTTTCTTTGATATATTTAAATATTCAGCACGACTAATACGATCAACTTCTACATCAGTTGTTGTATTATCTGTCGTATATAAAACAGCTTCTAAAATATCAATTAAGTCAGAATCTAAAGTATAACTAGATGTGCTTGCGGTTAATGTTTTTGTACGTAGTTCAACGGTCCATAAATTAATACCTCTGTTAGCCCATTCAGCCAACATAATATTAAGAGAACGTCTTGCACTTTTTAAATCATAACCCGATCTAGAATTAAGTCCGCATCTTTCAAATGCTTCCTCTATAACTTGATCAACATCTAAATTAAAAGTAGTAGTTCCGGACGTTGCCATTACTTACCTACTTTTCTCATTGCCTTTTTATGAGCTTGATTAAAAGTTTTACCTTTTTTCATAGCCTTTTTCATAACAGACATATGTTTTTTAGTATGGTGTTTAGAATGCTTTTTTAAAACTTTCTTTTTACCTTTTGATATTTGTTGCGGCATGGAAGACCTCGATATCATTTATTAATATATTTTTTGAAATTCAGCTATAATCGTATACATGTTACCGCTATCAGCGGCTCCCGGTACAACTAAATTAACATCACTTTCATTTGTGTTACTAGATTTGTCTGCTGGTATTCCACCAAACTCTCTAAAATCCCAATATCCTGTGCCTGTTAAACCAATTACAGGAATATCTCCATCATCATCTTCTTCATCTAAACGAGCGTAAGAGTCTCCTCCATCGCCACCTTGACATGAAAACCAAACCCTAAGTAAAGCTAAATGTGCTACAGCAGTTCCATCTGGTCTAGCGGCCATCGCTGACACATCACCAAAAACGGTTGTTGCTCCTGTTCCATCTGATTGATTAACTATTTTGATTACGACGCGATTGTCGTTTTGTTGTAGGATAGTCGGTCCTGTTACTGTATCTGCCATTGTTTCCCTCCTTAATCAAGAAACGTGGGGCCGAAGCCCCACTAATTATTTATTTTACTCGTATACGTTTCTGCTCATGCAAATGTAATGAGTATTTAATGCTTCAGCAGCACCTGCATTTGCTTCAATTCCGTTATAAGGAATTAAATCAATATCATCAGTTAATGCTGTAGATTTAGTAGTACCAGTTGTTACTGCTGTACCACCGGTTGATCCAGAAGTACTTGTAACATTATATTGTATACCGTTTACGAATATAGCAATTTTTCTGTCACTATCTATTTCCATTTTTAAATGATATGGCGTATTTGCTGCTACAGTAATTGGTAACTGACTGATATAATCAGTATCCGCAATACTGTAAACAAAGTGTAACTTTGTAAAGTCAGTATATGATTGACCAGAATTATCAGCGTCAGTCAAGAAATTGAAGTATGCTTGATTAGCATCTGTCGCAACTTCCGGCACATTTGTTAATTTTAGTCCAGCCCAAACATTTTGGTTATCAATTGCTGGTAGCATAATTGATGTTTCCCAATGTACTTCATTTTCTGTTCCCCATAGACAACCTGCCCACGCTGTTGCGGCAGTATCTAAGTGAGGTGTTAAAATTGCTTGGTCTTGGTCTGCTCCTGCTGTTGTTGCTAAAATTCCTGCGGAAGTTGTAGCAAATGTAGCCAAAGCAGTAGTCATGTTAGTTCCAAGAGCTTCCCAGTTTCTATTCAACGCACGTTGAACTTCAACTGTTGATACTTGGTCGATATTTGCATTTAGACCGGGTCTTTGTAAAAACCATTCGTCTAAATAGAATCTTCTAGCATCTTTAGCTGTTGTACCTAAAGTTCTATCGCTATCTAATCCTGTGGATGCCGTCTCAGTAAAAAGTTTAAAATCTTTTTTCGATCTTACTGGACCGCTAAAGCTTGTATTAGCCATAATTTTTCTCCTTGGTCGTATAGACCTTTCGTCATACAGTCTCTATACCGTCTGCCTAGCCAGTCTGTACAACTATTAATTACTAGGGTGTTAAATGTGGGGCCGAAGCCCCACAAGTCAAGAGTAATTATGCTCCCGGAGAACCGAAAATACCTCTCCAGTCAGACCAGCCGAAGCTGTATCTTTCTCTGGCTTTGTATTTAACGTTTCCAGTTTCAAAATCGCCTTCCATTTTAGTGGAAATAGCGGCTCTTTGGAAGTGTTTTAGTCCATTAGGAGCATCGGTTTTGATAAAGAACGCATCAGTATCAGTTAAATAATTATTAACTACATACCCTTGCGGGATCATTCCCATGCTCTTATGAGCATTGATATCGTTATCCGCAGTACCAACTCTTTGACCAGACTTCATCAGTCTTTCAGCAGTGAATTGAAGATTAACTGGAATAATCATTTTTGTACCGTTGAGAGCGACTTTTAAGCCTCTATCATCGGTAATTCCAGCAATATCAATTAATGCTTGTTCAAGAGAAGTCTCGTTAAGGTCCGCAGCAGTTGTTAACTCATTCTTAACGTTTCCGCCAGTAGTAACGTGGGCTGTAGAGCAAAGCTCTAAGCCGTCACCACCTGTGTAAGAACTGTTAAATGCTCTATTAAGAACATTAGCAGCTTTTACTTGCTTAGCGTTACTCATAGAACGAGCTAGTGCTTTGGTATAACGAGAACTGATTTTGTCGTAAAGGTTATCCTCTACAGCTTCCTCAGTGATTGCAAAAGCAAGTGCTATAGTTTCGTGTGTATAGCGAGCAGTGAAAGCCTCAGTCGCATCGTCGTATTCGACTGATGTTCCTTCTGGTTTTACTGAAGCTGTACCGAAACCGGATAGCATTACTTCTTCTTCGAAAGCACGATCAGAATTTTCTGTATCGAAAATTTCTGTGTGCTGATTGTCGTATCGGTCATATTCCAAACCAAACAGAGCGTTAAGGCCCGGTTCAAGTTCTTTGACCAGTTGTGATCTAGAAATCGCCATTTAAGCCTCCTTACGCTAGTGTTGCAGCTTGCAAGAAGAAATGCAAGTCTTGTGATGGAACAACATATGCGTTAACATTTGCTGTACTTGTATCACTGTTGGATGGATCTTTAGATATCCCAATTTGTTTCCATTGACCTGTTGTCGCAAGAGTTGAAGTACCAATTTCTTGTGTTGATCTACCAGTTTTAGTGCTTCCACTTACTCCTGCTAAATCGAACCCACCGAAATTCATTGCTTCAGTTCCTGTTCCATCATGTTGTCCTTCAAATACAATTTGGGGATCGTCGAAAATATAGGCTTCAATATCCGAAGCATTTACGTCTGCTGGATAGTATTTCGCCCATGTTGGTTTGCCTGTAGTGGGATCCGTGTACTGACAACCATTAAAGATACCTAGAAAAATAGCATTAGCTGCCACAGTTTCTATAGTACCCGCAGTCACGCGCGTTACCATTTGACCTTGGTAAAGTGCAGTGTCATAGTTGGTTGTAATTCTGTACGTGTTGTTACGGATTTCGCCACCACTAAGATGCTTGACGGGTCTAAACCCGAAAGCCGCGTCTTGGTTAGCCATCGTTTTATCCTTTTTTTAAAGGGTTAATTTTTTTATTCGATGGACAAAAGAGCTAGAAAATTAGGTCTTTCGGTTGCCACCGAAGGTTACACGAGATTGCCTATCTGGTTTAGAGATTGGCATACTAGGGTGTTGTTCCTTTAATAAATCGTTTGCTATTGCGTCGTCTCTATCTTGCGTTTTTTGCGCAAAATAATCTATACGCTCTTGCACGATCTCTTCCGGGATCTTAGCTAGTAGTAAACCACCAACTCCTATTACACCTTTATATTTGCCTTCCTGTATAGTTGGATACTCAGCGTCGTAGGCATCTCCTCTTACGAGTTCGAAGCCTTCTCTTAGTCTAGCTGATAAATTTTTATTATCTTCTTGACCTAGAGTTTCTGATCTTATCCATCTGTGTTTAAACCCAGCGGGCGCAGGTGGTGCATCAAGGGATGACGGGGGTGCCCATGGTTTCCTTCGAGTCGTTTTCTCGCGGGATAGAGCAGCGCGTGGAGTCTTACTTGTAACTTTTAATTCATCATTCATATGCCTTACTCCTTCACGTATTTCGCATATTCTTCAAGTGGCACACCTAATTTTTTAGCAATTGCTACTTGAGATGGCGTGAGTCTCACTGTTTTGCGTCCAGATCGTGTGGTCCTTTGTGCGGATGCAACAGTTTGGACGGGCTTGTTGCTTCCTTGGACATATCCTCCATCGTTAAACTTATGAGGAAACTCGGTCCGAAGTCGTTTGTCAATTGCTTCATAGTATTCATCAGAAGTTGGATTGTATCCGTCTTCCTCCACAAGTTTCTTGTGAATACCAAAAGAAGCATATGTCATCGCTTCATCTTTACCAAACCACTCATTTTTTTCCGCCCATGCTTCCGCTTTTGGGTCCGGTGGAGCCGGTTGTGGTTGTTGTACATTAGTTTGTACAGGTTGTTGAACTACCTGTCCAGCGTTTTCTTGAGATTTTTCATATAATTTTCTTTGCTCTTCCGTAGCATTTATACG